GAGGAGTGCAAATAAATCCATATCAAATGCTGTCATAGAGACAGGAAAGGCTAAGTTAACAGATGTCATCTACATGGTTAATAATTTGCCTTATGCGGCTGAGATTGAAAGAGGCAGTAGCAAGCAAGCACCTGCTGGAATGATAAGAGTAACCATTCTTGAATGGAAAAGATTGGTCGAAAGAAAGGCTAAGCAGCTATGACCGTATTTTTTGATATTAATGCGGCATTAAACTCAAATTTATCAAGCATGGCCGGGCTTCCGGCTGTTGCTTGGCCGAATCAAAGCTTTGAGCCTGCCGTTGGCACAATGTACATCCGGCCTACTTTTCTGCCTGCTGAGTCAGTCGTTGGTACGATAGGCGACGGTACAGATTTTAACTCTGGCATTTACCAGATTGATGTTTTCACGCCTGCGAGCGATAACACAAATGAATCAATGCTTATGCTCGACTTATTGGCTGATCAATTTAAGCGAGATAAAGATATTGTTTATAATTCAAGAATAATTACAGTAAGAAGTGTGTCTCATCGAAATGTAGGCAATGTGGGTGGCTGGTACCATCAGTCATTAGACGTTATTTATTATTCTTATACGAGTAAAAGGTAAAAAAATGAAGGCTATAAAGTTGTATTCACCCAATGGAAAAGCGTCGGTTATATGCGCCCAGATAGAATTGAATACATGAAGTCCAGAGGCTGGACTGAACAGGCTAAAACTAAGGCTAAAACTAAGGCTAAAACTAAAAAGGTAAATTAAAATGGCAAATATTCGAGGAAATGATGGAGTAGTCAAAGTTGGCGGGAATGTTGTTGCGGAAGTTCTTGATTTTAGCGTGGACGAAACTGCTAATACGATAGATGATACGACGCTTGGTGATACGTCTAGTACTCATAAATCAGGCCTAAATAGCTGGACTGGTAGCATTAATTGCTATCTGGATGATACGGATACAAATGGGCAGGTAGCGCTTACAATAGGTGCATCTACGTCGTTGTCGTTGAATCCAGAAGGCACCACAACTGGCGATCTTGAATATACCGGTACAGCCACAATAACTGGAATTAGTCGAGCTATTTCAAATGATTCAATAGTTACTCAATCATTTACGTTTACAGGAAATGGCCCGCTCACTATTGGAGTTGTAGTCTAATGGATATTGAAAGCTTATATACAGCAGACCGGCATAGCTCTGGCTGCAAAATGCGAGTTTTAGACGACCTTGGTAAAGAAACTGATTTTTATATAACTTTAGCCGGGCAAGATTCTGATATCTGGCTAGAGGCTAATAGAAAGCGGCAAAATATGCTTGTTTCTAGGGCGTTATCTAAAGATAAAGATGAGGATGATGAATCGGAAAAAGAGTTAATGGGAAATCTAAAATTAATCCTCGATGCAACATTAGATTGGTCTGGCGTTGATCAAGAATTTTCAAAAGAAGCTGCTCTTGTTTTGTATCAAAAGGCACCCTATATTTTAGACCAATGCACTGCATTTATTTACAATCGTGCAAATTTTACCATCAGTTAGTTGGTGATTTATTTGATTACTGTAAGTGGATGTTTGAAGCTTACAGCTTTCAAAAAGGATTTAAAAAAAACCGATTAACTGTTTTTAAAGAAATTGAAAGGCGCACAGGAATTGTTAGCGATTTCATAAAAAACAAGCCTGACTGTCCGGGCTGTTTTATTTATATTTGGAATACTTATAACCAAATATTAAACGGTTGCGACAAAGTCACATATTTAAATATAGATGCCTATTCAAGGCTATGTAAGTCAGATTTATCAAAAAATGAAGTAGATATTTTAATTGAAATTGAATTAATTAGGGTCAAAAATAATGCCAACTGATTTAGCCACCTTAGGCATAAAAATTGAAGCTTCTGATATAAAAAGAGCGATAAAGCAGCTTGATAAGCTTGAAAAAGAAGGCGCTAAGGCAGAGAGGTCTACTAAAAAACTTACCTCATCATTTAATTCTATGGGCACTGCAATAACGGCTTTAGCTACTTCGTTATTGGTCAGAAGGTTAATTGGCACGGCAGCCGCTTTCGAGACCATGAAAGTTAGCTTAGAAACTGTCACTGGTAGTGCGGAAAAAGCGCAGATTGCGATGGACGGAATTAAACTTCTCGCTCAAAGCACCCCATTTTCAGTTCAAGAGCTAACCCAGTCATTCATCAAGCTAAAAGGCTTGGGTATAGCCCCTACAGAGTCATCTATGATAAGCTTTGGAAATACTTCATCTGCTATGGGTAAATCATTGAATGATATGATAGAGGCTGTTGCTGATGCTTCCACAAGTGAATTTGAGAGGCTGAAAGAGTTTGGCATTATAGCCAGAAAGCAGGGCGATCAAGTTAAGTTTACATTTCAAGGTGTTACCACGACAGTAAAAAACTCATCTAAAGACATAGTTGATTTTCTCGAGAACATAGGAAATACGAAGTTTGCGGGCGCCACGAAAAAACAAATGGATACAGTGGCCGGGTCATTCTCAAATGCTGGCGATGCTGTGGACAACTTAATAGATAAGTTGGGTGAGGGTGGCTTAAATACTGTTGTCAAAGAGCTTAATCTTGGATTTGCCAATCTAATAAATAATATTTCAGAAGCATTTGACGATGATGCAAGCGTTAGAATTTTAGAAAAGCAAATAGACAACATAACCGAGAAAATTTTTAGACTTCAATCGGGCATACAAGACCAGCAAGACAATAATTTTTTTGAAGATATATTTCTAGGCACTGAAAAAGGTGCATTGAATCAAATAAAATTATTTCAAGATCAGTTGGATGTTTTAACGGTTAAATTAGCTGCTGCTAAAAAAGCGACCGTTGCCGATCAGATAACGCAAGCCGGGGCTGATGGTAATGCAGGAAAAGCGCAAGAAAAGATAGCTGCTAGACTAATAGAAGAGCAGTTAATAGCTGATGCAGTGGCTCAGCTTGGGTTGGCTAATCTAGCAGAATTCGAGGCAGAAAAGCTCGAAGCTCAGGCCGTAGCTGATGCGTTGGCGCTTAATGCTACAATAGATCAAGAGCAGTTAAAAATGGACGCGCTTGCATCAATGAGAGAGCAGGAGGCGCTTGCCACTTCGTTGGCTAGGCTTAATGAAGAGCAGCGAGAGCGTATACACCAAAGAGCAATGAAATCTATAATTATGGACTCGCTTGGAAATTTGTCATCTTTGATGAATGCTCAAAGCAAAAAGTTATTTAATATAGGTAAAATAGCATCCTTATCCACGGCTGTGATAAAGGGGTATGAGTCAATAGTTAGTTCTTATGCTGCCGGTGCAAAAATTGGCGGCCCCCCCGTAGGCGCGGCTTTTGCTGCTACTGCTGGATTGGCTACGGCTGTTCAGATTCAGAACATTAGAAGCCAATCATTTGGCGGTGGCGGCAGTGTGTCAGCGCCTAGTGGCGGGGGTGGTGTCTCTGGAATATCCCCTCAAACGCCGACTGTGGCGCCTGCTTTAGGCTCTCAATCACAGCAATTTGGTGGCTCATTTGTGGTAAATGTAAACGGCGGATTGGTCAATGAAGATTTCTTAATTGACGATTTATTACCAGCCATGAGAAATGCCATAGAGCAAAGAGATTTTACGCTAATAAGAAATACCTCGACAAACGGCCAAAATTTGAGAGAAGACATATAATGACTAGTGTTACATATACGGCAAAAAAAGGATTGAAGCTTTTTGGAAATGAGGTGGGTTCATTTCTTAATAATTCAAAGACATCTGATATAAGTGTGACTGAAAATAATTTGACAGAATTCGGGACAGTTTTAGAATCGGCAGTTGATCAAGGCTCCGCTGTCTTTGGTTACAGTGGATTTAGTTCTGTTAACTATTTGAGCCAAGGGATTGAAAGCGCATTTGATTTTGGGTCTGGTGATTTTTCCATCTGTTGCTGGGTTAAATTTGGCTCTTCGACGACAGGAACTATATTTGATAGGTCTAATGGAGCGGATGATGCAAATAGAATAAATTTTTATATTCAAGGAACGACTCAAATTTTGCACCTCATTATTAATGGAACAGACGTTAGCAACGTTGGGTTTATTCCATTAAATGAATGGACATTTATTTGTGTAAAAAGAGAAAGCTCAATAATATCAGCCTATATAAATTCTAATATAGTTAACACGGTGGCATCAGCTTCCAGTGTATCTGGTTCTTTTTCTTCAAGAATCGGATTAAATTTGCTAGGTTTGTCTGAATTTAATGGAAGTTTGTCAAATATAGAAATATTGCCAACAACTTTAAGTGACTCACAAATAAAGGAAAAATATGATTCAGAAAGAGAAATGTTTAAGAAAAATTCTGTTTTCACTATATCAGGTGATGAATATAGTTTGGATATAGGTATAGATAAAGACGAAAGGACAGAGCTAGTTAAATCAAAGGCTCCTGTGTCTATTGGCGGAAGTCAAGAAACCGTATTGCAACGTGTCGATGTTTTTCATGAGATAAACATAAATAATGTGCCTAAAAATAGTTTGCCAATATATAGAAATTGGCTTCAATCTGTTAACTCTGGTGAGGTATTCACGATTGATATGGATGGTACTATAGCTTTGCCAGAAGACCCCGTATCAGTTATTTCAGATGGCGGGCATTCTGAGAATAGAGTGGGTACGCTTGATCTGTATAACATACCTGTTAAGCTGCGCGAAATATGAGAATTGATACGCCAGAGTTTGACCTACAGAATACAGCAAAGACAAAGAAGCCGCTTTATTTAATAAGAGTTTTTTTTGACGTAAAAGAAACTGATTTTGTTGAATTTACATCGCACGAAATAACTGAGAACTCACCAGGCGCTACAGTTATAAGAAATGTGATTAAAAAAATATCTGGCACTTCTCAGAAGATAACAAATAATTCTTCCACTATCGGCAGCTTTTCGTTTTCTTTGGTGGATAAGAATTATCAAGTATCAGAGTTGATTAGAGATAAATTAAATGCCGGAGACGGCCTTAGGCGCAAGACAGTTCAAGTTTTCTTAGGGTACCCTGATTTACTTTGGTCTAGTTATATCAAAGTTGGTACTTTTTTGATCGACAGCACATCATCATTAGATGGTGTTGTTTCTTTTTCTTGCTCGGATATCCAGAGAATTATTCGTGAGGATGTTTTTAGCCCGGAAAAGTCTTTTTTGGCCAAAACAGTCACGGCCACTCAACTTCATATTCCTGTTTCAACCGCCGATCTTTCTAAGTTTCCTAAAATTTTTCACGATTCAAGTTATTCGTCAAAGCCCAATGAATTGGTTGGCTATATTTTAATTGAAGACGAGGTTATTGCTCATTCTGGGTTATTTACCCATTCAACGGATGGGCCAAGCTTTCAAGTTTTTCCAAACAGCCGAGGCGCACTTAATTCAAAAGCTGTCGAGCATGTTTTTAATTCCGGCAAGCCAACTAGCCGACAATTAAAAATAACTGAGCATATATTTATTGAGGGCGCTGCACCTAAGGTAGCTTATCAATTATTGACTGGGCACGTTGCTGAAAACCTGATTTTGCAGTCGGAAGATTTTACAACGACTTGGGGCGTTACTGGTGGCTCTGTCGCATCAAATTCGGGAACGGCTCCAAATGGATTAGCGACATCTGACCGGCTTACTGTCTCAGTGGCTAACTCAGCGCATTACTTTAATCAATCTGCTGTTATACAGGCCAGTAAGAGCTACTGTGCGTCTGCTTTCGTAAAGAATGACGGGCAGCAATATTGTTTCATTACTTTGTGGCAATCTAATACAAATTATGTCAGTGCCGTTTTTGACTTAACAGCTAAGACATTATTATCTAATAATATTTCTACCGCTACAGCCGGGAAAATCGGGATAATCGATCACGGTGATTGGGCCAGAATATACATAGTCGGAAACTTGGGTGTTTTTGCATCTGCTTCAATCATTGTCGGGTCTGCTGGAAGTGCTGAGCCGACTTATGTGAATGGCACACCTTCATTTACTGGTGTGCTGGGTGAAGATTTATTTATTTGGGGTGCTCAGCTCTCACAAACTAATTATTTTGTACCTTACGTTTCCACTATTGCATCTGCTCAGAAAAAAGAAGTATTGCCAGATAATTGGAATTTAGGCGTGTCACATAAATTAGTTAGGCTGGATGATTACACTAGGCTGGGTGATGATGTTTGGAATCAATTTACAGGCCAAGGGCGACATCTAAGATTTGAGGGGCACAAAAAAACAGACGGTAAGCGATTTATTGAAAATCAAATTATGTCAGTGCTGTCGGCTTTTATGATTGTATACAGCAATGGGCAGATAGGTCTAAAAAGACAAGAGCCTATACTTTCAGATTCTAGTTATGTGAAAGAATTGGACGATACGAATATAGTTAAATATGGGAGCCTTCAAAACAGTATGTCTGATGTGGTTAATCAGATTTTTGTCGATTGGAACTTTGTTTTTCAAAAAGATGATTACACTAAAACAAATGCGTTGATTGATTTAGATTCAATTTCTGTTCATCAAGACGCGCCAATAAAGGAAATAAAATTCAGAGGAGTTCACACAGGCTCTCATACTGACAGTGATTTGTTGAATTATTTTGATTCAACAAGAGACAGGCACAGCGGGCCACCACTAAAACTCCCTTTAACCGTTTTGCCTTCGCTAAATGTTTTAGAAGTTGGCGATGTTGTAAACGTAAAAACTAAAAATATAAGAGATTACAGCGTGTTGGGCGATGTAGAGCTTAATAGACCATTTGAAGTGCAACAAACATCTATTGATTGGCTGACCGGGGATGTAAAGCTTCAATTATTTGGCTCAGAAAGAAAGGCTGGCACACTGTCTAGGTCTTCTCTATCATCAGTTTTAGATGATGCTTTTTATGATGTTGGCACAGATTTGGCCAGTCTATTAACAATTACGGCAGGAGTAATGACGGCAGATGGGAATCTTGCCGGCGGCGATTCTATGGCGGATGCTATTTATAGGTATGACGGAAATCTGACAATTCAAAATGGCGTAACATTAACAATAAATAAAAATGTTGAGCTTAGAATAAAAGGTCACTTGACCATTGATGGTAAAATTGATGGTAAAGGGAAAGGCCTACAGGGCGGCCTCGGAGGGACTTTATTTACAAAAACGGGCACAACTTTGAATGATGTTTTTGATCCAGCTAATGGTTTTGATTTTGAAACAAATGAAACGCCGGGTAACCCAGGCTATCTGGGTGATGTTAAGGCTCCCGGCTCAGAGCGTATGAGTAAATTTTCAAATCAGAACTGGTACAATGCTAATAAAAAAATTGATAGGCTGGGAATTTTAATAAGAGGGAACGCATCATCTATTAATTTTTTCTCTTTAAAAAACAACGGCTCAAACATAAATGGACTACCGCTTAGTTTGGTTGGAACTAGCGGCAGTGGAGCTGGAGGCTGCCCAGAAACTTTGCTGCCAGAGACCAGCTCTTCTGGATTTGTTTTAAATCATTTTGGTGGAAATGCTGGAAATAGTGGAGCCGGTCTTCTGATTATTTGTCGATCTATGTCTTTTGGTGTTGTCGGAGATATTGATTTATCGGGCGATGATGGCTCACCCGGTATAAGCAAAAATGTGAATGGAACTAACTTTTTATTCCATTCTGGCGGAGGGCCGGGTGGGCACAATGGTGGTTTAGCCGTTTTTTTAGACGGAAACTCTACACCGCCAGAAATATCTAGCAATTTCACCGCTAGAGTAGGAGACTCTCCTATACCGGCAGGCGTTATATTTGAAGGAAAATGGGGCGGCCCTGAATACAATTATCCTAGGTCATATCCTTTTCCCGGAAGGAGCGCGGTTAATTCAAGCTACGTTTTACAGTACATCCCTGAAAACGAGGAAATCGATGAAGAAATTGATGCGCCTCCCCCAGATGTTTTGGATTTTACTGCGGGCACATCTGGAGCCACGGTGGTTTTCCGTTGGGTAGAAATCGAAGATATACTTCTTGATGGTTACGAAATAAGGTTTTCGCCCGATACCGTAAATGATTGGGATGCAGCCACAACATTGACAGCGGCTGCAAAAGGCACCAGAATAACAGACACAGCCATTAATGATGGTGATTGGCGTTTTTACATCAAGGCAAAGCGGACAAACGGTATATATTCGCAAAATGCAGCTACATTTGATGCAACGGTAAGTAGCCCATTTGATGTTATTGTTAGTAATCAAGAAAACCCGCTGTGGTCGGGTGCAAAGACTAATTTTGTTGTGCACCATACTGGCAAGCTTGTGCCTCAGTCTCAAGATTTAGCTATTGACTCTGGGTGGGATACGTTTGATCTAGCTGTCGTTAACCCGTCCGATACGTCAAGCTACGAATCATCAGAGTTAGATATATCATTTGATGATTTGGTGAGAGTTTGGGATGAAGTCACCGGGGCTTTACTGCCCGGGCAAACAGGTGTAACGACTACAACTAATTTTCTTGATTATAGGCTAGACGCTGGCTCCTATGATGGTTTTGAAGTTTGGGGAGTTGGAGAGGTCAATGCAAGATTTATAAAATTTAAAGTTACATTAGACAATACAAAAGGTCTATCTTATTTAGACTCACAAAAAATAACGGCTGATGTAATTGAAAGAATTGAATCACTTGATTCGCAAACTGTTGGGGTAGGAGGTACGACAATTAATTTTGCTAGAGCTTACCACTCTCCTCCGCATGTGACCGCCACCGTAACAGGCGGAGGAGCGCTATTTATAACAGCTTCTAATGTAACGACTTCTAGTTTAAAACTAGATATTTACGACACTACTAATACATCAGTTGGCGGTACTGCTAGCTGGAAATCTAAGGGAGTATAGCGTGGCATTGCCTGATTTCACGACACAAGACAATACAACTTACAAAACGAATATAGATAGCACTGCCAGCGACCACAACAATAGACTAGATGGCAGCGTGTTGAGTGGTTCATTTTCTGGTAGACAAGGCTCTACTTTTACTTTTGACGACCACTTTAATTTAGACCAATTAATTGCCACTTCAGGATGGGTTACTTTGACGGGCGCGGCATTGACGGAATTGCAGAGAGTTGGTGCAAAAGTTGCTCATTTAAAAATAATAATGACAGCGGAGGAGTTTTCAGGCATAGAATCTGCGGGCACTCTATATCTAAGTAGCGTGGGCGGCGCTACTGCATTATCGATTGATAATATAGCATCAAAAGCCGCATCATCGGCCACGCTCAATGAGGTAAGGGTAAACGTAACCACTGCAAGTATTATGTTAAACTCAAGTCAAGAGTTTTTCTATTCTTACGTTGAATCTGGTGGAAGTGCAAATGTGGTTATTTATTTAACCGGTTACGATATTTAGGAAAAATAAATATGCTTAAATATATATTAACTATTTTGTTATCTTTTAATGCCAGCGCAGGCGACATATTCGCTTTTTCTGGAGTTTTTGCTTACGATGATGGTGTTGGTGGTACACATAAGGATTATGATGGTCTTAGCCCTAATGGTTATTTTGGTGTAAAATATAGGCAAGATAACCACGGTTTGTCTTATGAGGTCGGGCTTAAGCATGAGAGTTCGATGGGATATAAGGAAAAAGGTGGCGGGTTTAATGGTGTTTTTTTTCAAGTTGATTTTAAATTAAATTAGAGATAAATCAATATGGTTAACAAGATAAGAGTAACTGATAACAAGATAATGCTAACTTTTTTGTCAACTGACACAAAGCCAACTAATCACATTATATCGACCATAGGTTATGAAACTGATACGGGCAAGAAATTCGAATACAGAGGCCAACCAATAGGTTGGGTAGATATTTAATATGACTATTAAAACACTAAGGCAGTCCAGCAATAAAACAATATACACATGCTTATCAGGTGACACTAAGCCAATGGGTAGGCCTAGTGATGTTTTGTATGAAATTGATACTGGCAATAAATTCGAGAACAGAGGCCAACCTATTGGCTGGGTGCCTGATAATATTCCCTCCGCCCCCGGGCACGGGCAGGTAATAGTTTCCTCGACAGACAGATCAAGATCATTTAATTTTGCTGCTAACGGCTCAGATGAGCGGCAAAAATTCTTTGATTTATTTCAATATTGCGCTGATGAATTGGCCTCAGGTAAAAAAGTTTATTCAATGATGGGCGTGGGCCATTTTGGATTTGACGGAAATGGAATTGCTCCGGTTTTTGCCAATGGTTCAGACGGATTTACTTTGCAAGGTTCTGGTAAATCAGTTACTACTCTTGGCTATGTTGGGAATACTGAATCTGGCAGTACTTGGCATATACTTAAAATTTCACCAGAAAATGACGCAGTTAAAGATATTGTATCAATGACTCAAGTTGCAGGCGTGGCTACCGTAAATATAGTTGGGCATAACGCTACAGCTAACACACTTGTTAGGATATATAATTCTATTGATGACGAGTATAACGGTGTGAAAATGGTCACAGGGATAACTGATGCGGATAATTTTACATTCAACATAGAAACTACTGCACCAGCTACAGCAACAAAACGAACTGACATAGGTGCTGACCCTATGACCTGTGCAATACACAATGATTTTTTGAAAAACTTTCAATTATCAAACTTTAGCATGCTGGATACAAATCCAGTTGCACACCAAGGAGTTTCTACAGAAGAGACGCATGGCATCGGCACTGAATATATATTAGGTCTGGATATTCATAACGTAGAATCTTCTGGAATTGGCGATGAATCATTTGAATTGCAGTGGTGCGAGGATTTCGATTTACGAAATCTACGGTCTAATGAGACGCCTTCTGTGCAAATTGCAGGGGGTGGCGTATTATCTATTAAATGCGGGTGTCACCATGGTGTTGTAGACCACCTTAGTTCTTATAACATGACACGTTATCAGCCTGTTCAATTAGGCTATGGTGTTAACTTTAAAATGGTAGTGCACAGAGAAGAGTGCTCACATATCAGTTTATCAAATGCAAATATCGTTAATCCAGCTACAACAGGGATAAGATTTAACACCTCATCCGCTGATATTAAAAACATAGAAATTGACAACCTTATAGCTATTGGTGGAGCTACAGCCATAGAGACTGGTGGCTCCGGTTTTATTCTTTCCGATATTAAATTAAATAGAATAACCGGGCTAAATCAATCTGATTCTGGAATAAATTTAGCTAGAACCGCGCTCGATGCAAAAGATATAACTGTTAGTAATAGCGTTATTGATGGCCAATTTATGCCTGATGCATCAAGCGCGGCTTGCATGATAGTCAATGGTGATGGTATTAATTTAGTTAATAATATCTACAAGAATGTAAGGCAAGGTGTTATTGGCGGCGCTCAAGTTCGTAATTTAAAAGTGATTGGCGGAAAAATGATAAACATTGGTGATGCAACTACAGGAGCAACAACATTTAACCAATATGTTTATGACCAAGACACAACAAAATCTGGCATAGTTGACGGATTAACGATTGTTGACGGAAAATGTAAAACAGTTGGTTTTAGGGATTTAAAAACTATAAAAAATATTAATTTTGTTGGTACAACAACTCAGCCTGCCAACTGGATAGGTCAAGGAATTGGTAATTTCGAGAATAACAAAAACGTACCACATAATGTTCAAATATCTGATGATGGTGGACGATGCACCAGTAATGAATTTACACATACAGCATCAGGAGGTAATGGCTGTATACGACTAAATAATATAAATGGTGCTATTGTTACTGGAAACTCCTCACCTAATTTAACTTCTGGAAACGGAATTGTTGAGGCTTCTGGTTCTGACAGTAATATAATAACAGGCAACAACATGAACGGTAGGCCAATAAATGTTGTTGGCGCTAGCACTATCCAAACCGGTGGAAACTTGTAATGAACGAGCAAGACATTAAGTCGGTCGTAAAGTCCGCAATTCAAGAGGTTTTTGAAGAGTCTCGATCAATTTCAGAGCAAGTGCATCATGATGATCATGAATTTGTGGCGCTCTTAAAAGAAGAGCGCCAATTAGAAAAACAGGAAAAAGAACAAAAGGAAAAGCGCAGGCAAGAGCTTGTGCAATCTTTTAAGAAGTCCGCCGTTGGAGCGATCACGGTGGCTTTATTTGGTTGGTTATCTGGTCTTGGTGATTTTGTTATGGGAGTTTTCAAATGATAAAAAATAGTGTTTTACTTTACGGCATAAAACCCGAAACTGGCATTATGGACAGCGTAATTAGAGGTGTGTTTGCTAAGTATAGTTATTTATGCGAAATAACATCAGGTTTTGATTCTCACGGCGGAAAGATCAGCTTTCATAATATAGGCTGGGCGCTGGATTATCGAACTAAGCACCTCCCAGAACAAATTAAAATACAAATACTTCGCGAATGCAAAGACGCTTTGCCAATGTTTGATATTGGCCTGCATTCAAAGGGAACTGAAAACGAGCATATTCACTCAGAATTTGACCCAAAGAATGACCCAGTATTTCAAGCAAAAAAAGTGATTTGGAAAAAAACAGGAAAATGGCCGGAAGATTAACTATGATTATGATCACAAGATACTTAAAAAACGTTGCCCTAGCTATTATGGAGCTTATTTATGCGGTTTTTTCGCTCAAGCCCTTACCAGTGTTATATAAAATTGATTTAGTCGCTAATGCGGTGTTTTTTGGAGACCCGCAAGAGACCATATCAAGTCGAGCTGGAAAGCTTGTCCTAGCCGGTGACAGAGGCTTAGCGTATTATTTGTGCCGGGCACTTAACTGGTTCGATAAAAATCATTGCGTTAAAAATATTCAAGAAAAAGAGGGCGATGACGAACTTATTGTTCTCGATAGGGGTCTAGTTATTGGCCTAATGGCGGCGGGCACATTTTATTATAACCCGGGGCTTTTTCTTAAATTTGTCGAGTTGATTTCATGAAAAAAATACCAACTTCTGGCAGCCGAAAGCAATTCACTAAAAATCTATCTGTTTTTATAACTATAGGCTACTTAATAACTGTTGTGTGCGTTGCTAATAATTGGATTTCAGGAGAACAGGTAGAAGCTGTTGGTATAACATTTGATAGGTGGTGGGTGGCTGTTGGTCTTGTCTTAACCATTTTTACAACGGGTGAAATCGGAGCAAAAGGCGCGCACGCTCATATGAATAAAGGTTGATTATGAATACAACTCGAATTGCATTAATCATAATGATATTAGCTGCTGCAATAGGGCTGTATTTTGCTGGTAAAAAAGTCGGATTTAGCGATGCTGTAGCCCAGAACAATTCCGAAGTTGCAAAAGTAACACAGCAAGCGCTAATTGAGCAAAGGCGATTGCAAAAAATAACACAAGACCAAGCCTATGTATTTAATAAATCTATCGAGGCAGAGAGAAGCGCACATGAAAACACTAAAAATTCTATTAAGCAAAAACCCACTGTTCAGAATTGTATTCGTAATAACGATGGGTCTAGCTCTGCTTTTATCACTAGCGGCACTATCAGGGTGCTCGCCAGTTCCATTAATAGTAAAGCCTTGCCCACGGCCGGTAATTCCGTTGGAGTTGCTGGAGAAAAAAACACAGCTACGGCCAATGATCTCTCAACCTATTCAGGTTACTCAATAACAGAGTATAATATGTGTGCTATCCAGCTTAATTCTCTAATTAATATTGTTTCAAAACTTTAAGGCAAAACGCATGGCCAGACCAATTAAAGAAACACCTGTTTTGACTGGTAGAAGTGCCGGTCTCTTTGAAGAAATGCTTAAGCGTAATAAAACACGCAAAGCCTCGCCTAAAGAAATCCAAAGAGGTAAAGATGCTTATACGCTTTTCGGTTTTGATAAAATTTAAGCTTAACTATATTTTTTATACTTAAGTTTTTTTATTGATGTAAGGTGATATTTTCCACAGGCTGGGCAGATATAAGCCCTAAGCTTATTGTCTTTATTTCGTTTACATTTTTTTTCTTTTTTTGTTCGGTTTGATTTAAAAATAAAACAAGCATCATTTAATGCCTCTTTTTTTGTTTCATAAGTAATTTTGTTGCACATTCAAAACCCCATATAATCTGATATTACGTCTTTAGCTTCCAACCAAGAATAGCACGTATGCGTCAAATAACCCTCGGAATGTACAAATTCACCAAAGCTCTCCTGTTTTTCTGTAAGCTTATTTCTGCCGTATTTCATTTCAATATACAAGCCATGATATCCGTTCTTTGCCACTGGCAAGAAGACATCCCAAACCCCTGACTTTGCCCCTTGAGATTTTAAAACGGCCATCCTCTTAGCTCTCTGGGCCTTATTTCCGGCTAAAAACGCGCCATTTATTGAGCTATGCATCCATTTAAGAGCCGGGTAATTTGATGCCCAATTAAAAAGCGCTTTTTGATGAATTGATTCAAAGTGTCTCATTTTTCCAGTTTTTCCAAAGTTTCAGCTAAAAGGTGCAGCTCGCTACCGTAAATATTAGTAAACTGCTCTTTACTCATATGAATAGAAAAATCACCTTGATGATGTTCCCGGCATAAAGGGATAGTTAGAAAGTCATTTTTAATGCGCTCAGTTCGGATATGGTGTACGTTTGCTGGCGCGTCACAGACTAGGCACCCTAGCTCAGCCACTCTTGCCATGTGTCGCTTAGCCTTAGCGCAACTCATTTATTTTTATCCGGCTATTTCTTATGTTTTTTACATCTTTGTCAAAATCGTTTCTCGCTTTAAAATAATCACAAATATATATGCCCCACTCTTGCAGAGAATCAGCTGCATAACTCAATTCTCTATTCAGCTCTCCCACTATTTTTACATGTTCCTCAAATGTTATAGTTTTTTCGGTTTCCTTATAATATCTTGAGCTTTCTTCATGATAGCTAGGATCGTGAGGTTCATATAATACATTAGCTTCAAGAGTTGATTCAATATCAAATAATTGAGCCTTAACGAAAATAATATCTGGTAATTTTTTCATAATTAACCTTTATTTTTTATTTTTAATGATTCAATAAAATCAAATAAATCATTTTTATAAATGTAAACGCCGTCCCATGATTGAAGTTCAATGTTTGCTTGTATTTCAACGAGAATACTATTTAATTTTTCATTGAATTGTCTTTCAGTGAAATATTTATCACCTATTTTTATATTTGAAGTTCCAAGTTTATTTTGATCATACTTGGCGTATTCTTTTAATAAATTTTTATCTTTGACAATTCTCATAAAAATTTACTTATACCTAGCCCGCATAAAAAAAGAGCGGTTACTGATAATATTCCTAGAATAAGCTCTACAAAAATCAATCTTCTTTCAATTTTATACATTCTATTCATTAGCTTTTCCAGTCTATCGTTTATATATAGAACTTTAAACTTTAATGAAATTAAATCATTTTTCATTTAATTTTTCCTTTAGTTCCATTAGAAAAGTTAGCATTCATTTTTAGTCGTATTGTCTCTTGTATGTCGATTCCCTGCCACTCAGCTAAGTCGAGTGTTCTTAAAATAATATCAGCTAGTTCAAAGCTAAAATTTTGAGTTGGTTTTTCCCCGCGACATTCATTAACAGCCTGTCCCACTTCACTTGCTATTAACGCTAGTGCCTCTAAAACTGTTTTATTTTTGTGCCACCCCATTCTCTCCACCCAATCAAATTGATCGATTGCTAAAGCGCCTAAACGTATATCTATATCTGCATTTACGTGGTCTTTTGCTTCTGTCAATGCGGTATCAAACGAATGCATCATCAGAGGGAACTCGTCATCCACAGGCTCCGTCATTCTTAATGCCAAACCTGTTTTATACACACTTCTTAATTTAGTTAGTTCATCACTGCTCATTTTTTTATACTCCTGATTTTATTAGGGTAACAACAATAACCTTTAGGGTACCACTGACCCTTGCAAGGCGTGTAGTTTGAGTATAGGTATCCTCTAGGATACTCTATTTTAAATTCAATATATTTAGCTTCATTTAGCTGTCTATCACAAGCAGTCGCCCAACTGTGAAACAAAATAGAAATTAAACATACGAATAGTATTATGTTTGTTTTAGTCATGTTTTTTATCCGGCAGATTTGGCAATAAACACCAATAATTTACAGTTTGCTCATACTCGCAACCATAAATTAGGTAAACAAATACTCCGTTTTCGAAAACCACTCCACAGATATCGTCATCCGCCAGCGTTAATTTATCTTTTTCAAAAAGACGAATTTCATGGCTTGTTAGCCCTACCACGCCTAGGTATAAGCCGTTATTTTCTGGAAGTTTATCATTGGTACTTATCCAGCTACTCATCACAACACCCATCATCAAATAAATCTGATTTAGTAACTGGTTTTGCGTATTTCCAACAAATTTCATATTCAGTTTTGTACGTCATTGATTGGTTAGATTTATTTATACCTATAACAAAACGGGGTCTTTTATTTTTTAAAAGACTCCCTTCATCGTCACTAACCAAGCATAAAACAGGATTTTCTGGACTTACACATTCTTGCCATGGATTTTTTTGCACTAAATCACATAATGCAGAATCATCCATACTGCCTAAGAAGACGCGCCTATCTATTCTAAAGGGTGGTTTGCCAACAACCATGTTACTGATATCAAAAAATATTTTTTCGTAACACGTTCTGCCACATCTCTTCACGCTAGGTGTATAAAAACTTTCACCATTAATAAGTCTGTCAACGAAGTCTTTTAAATCTTTCACGTTTGCATTTTTCATATTTATTCCTCAAAAACCTCATCAACTAAAGCGCATAGGGCTTTGAATATTGCTATATGGCGAGATTTGTGTATACCTTTTTGTTCGCCTGATATATAACAACACCATTTATTCGTATGTTCGTAATAAAATATATCCGTCATTATCTCTGGATGCTCAATAAGCTCCTCTCGCTGTCTGGCATTTTCTAGTAGAAACGGGTTATAAATAATTTTAACTTCATTTTTTACGATAGATAAGAAGTTACAATTTTCTTCTTTTATTTCATAACCCATAAGGTCGGCCAGCTTAAGTATTGCTTTTTTATTTTTCACTACATTTCCTTATTCGTTATTTAAGGGTTTTTCGCTTCACCATGATCTTTATGCCATAAATTATGACAACAAGAACAAAGCCATCTTACGTTTAACGGTTCAGCATAATCATCATGGTGAGCCTCTACTTTTTTTGCTCCGCACTTTTCACAAGGCTGTTTAGTTAATTTTCTTGTTGCATTTCTGGCCTTCATTTTTACTTTGTCATATCTTTTTTTTCTGTATTCTGCATATAAAGCTAATCTTTCTGGGGTTGATCTCCATTTTTTATAATGCTTTGCGAGTCGCTTTCTCTCGGCTGTCATGCATAACTTACACTGGCTTCTATACCCAGACTTTGAATATTTATCTTTATTGAATTCGGCAAACTCCTTTTTTTTTCCGCACCTTCCGCACTTCTTCATGATTCCACCTCCATGTTGGATTTTAGCATAATGCTCAGCATTTTAGAAGAGTCCGTAATATATTGATTCAGGTAGCCGTCAAAATGGTATATCGTCCTCATAGCTATAATCTGTCGGTGCTGATTGATTCTGCGCCGGCTGCTTCTGGGTTTGTTGCTGTGATCTGCCGCCTAACAACTGCATTTCATTAGCAATGATTTTAGTGGTATAACGATCATTGCCACTTTTGTCTTGCCATTTTTCTGTGCGCAGGCTACCTTCAATATATACCTGCTGACCTTTCTTCAGGTACTCACCGGCAATTTCACCCAAACGATTAAAGAAGGTAATGTTATGCCATTCGGTACGCTCTTGTTTTTCACCTGTTTTTTTGTCTTTCCAGCTCTCATTCGTTGCCACACTAATTGAGGTGACCGCGCCGCCAGAAGGCATATAACGGGTTTCAGGGTCTTTACCGCAAGTACCTACTAAAATTACTTTATTTATGCCACGCGACATACCTAATTTTCCTTTTGTATTTATTTTTTAAATAAATATTTGTTTGAGAAACCATCGCCATCGCCATCGCCAAAGCCAAAGCCAAAGCCAAAGCCATCGCCAAAGCCAAAGCCAAAGCCAAAGCCATCGCCATCGCCAAAGCCATCGCCAGAGCCAAAGCCATCGCCAAAGCCATCGCCAAAGCCATATCCATGGCCAAAGCCAAAGCCAAAGCCAAAGCCAAAGCTAATTAAATTAGCCGCCTTTTTGACATAAATTTTATGCTCGACTGAACATAACCTTAAGACGGCTGATACTGGCATGAGTGTTTTTTTAATATTTTTTTCTACCATCCAGTCAAAAACACCATCTTCGCAAGCTCCCGCCTCGATCACATCCATGGCGGTGATGTGTGTTTTTACGCTAATATCCATTTTTCCTCAGCCTCTTTTTCAACCAGAAAAACTGCGGTTATTTTATGTATGACTGGAATGTCCGCTTTTGCTCCGATCAGGCTTTGATCGTTTGGCCCGATACTGGCAAGCTCGCAAATGCCCTTTTTGGTTGCCCACTTTATAGCCATCTTTGCATCTTTAAGGCCTAAAGTTTCCTTTGTTAAATCTTCGTTTTTATCAATGTATCCGAAAAAAACGCCGCGATGTTCTGTCGTGAAAATTACTGCTATTAAATTACTCATTTTTTATTCCCCTATAGAAATTTCTTTAAATTGAATATTTTTTCTACATTTTTGCAAAGTATATCCTCTTGCGGCAAAAAACCACAAAACTCTGTCAATAGTATAAACATGACCATCTACCCAATTAGGTGTGTGTTCCTGTCCTTCGTTTCCTTCCTGCAAATGATGCATTAATTTAAAAAACTTTTTTTGTTCATGAAAATCACGTAAAAATTCAGGCAAATAATCGCCGCTTTCCAAATAATTATTTAGCTCTTCATCCATATCTTATTTTCCTGATTTAATTGTTTTAATTATAGCTCTGCCTATAATTTCAGGTATTTGTGGAACAACAGCATTGCCTAGCGCCTTAGTTCTGTCCACCCTGCTGGGTACCCCATCAGTTCCTCTAATAACGCGGGGTTTGGGTATGTCGGATCGCTTGGCCCATCCCTTAATGCTTCTGTAAGATGACTTCTGTAGTGCTCCCCCCCCCAATACCTGTTTAATGGAGTGCCCCTGTATTCTGAGGCGGTTGGTGTGGGCAACAATCCATACCCTGTCTCGTCGGTGATCTGCACCGACGGCACAAGCTGGAATAACAAACGATTGCGCGGTGTACCCTTCATTTTCCAAATCAAGGAGCACGTCGTCGAGTGCCATTTTGATGAAGCCAGCAACGTTTTCACCAATGACCCAAGAAGGCTCGATTTCGCGTATAAGCCGAAGCATATCCGGCCAGAGGTGGCGGTCATCTTCTTTGCCTTTTTGCTTCCCGGCAACACTAAATGGCTGGCAAGGGAATCCTCCGCAAATAAGGTCAACTGTTCCTTTGAGTTTTGTGCCATCTAATTTTCTCACGTCTCTATAATTTGGCACATCAGGCCAGTGTTTTTTAATTATCGCAGATGGATAGTCTTCGATTTCGCAAAATCCTACGGTTTGCATTCCGGCCCTGCCTAACCCAAGAGAAAAGCCACCAATACCGCTAAATAAATCTAATACTTTCATCAACTTAACCTGTTATTTTTTTTTCATGCTATTTAAGTTTTCGTTATGAATTCTTTCGCCAATTTTAAATATTTTATCTTCCGAGACCGACATTTTTCTTGATGAATTCATTAGTTTATTCACTAAATAAAAATTTAAGCATTCATCAAGTGCCTGATTTTTTAGACTGTCATCATTTTCTTGTTTTTTTACATCAGGTAACTGATTATAAAAAGCAGAAAATAAAAACATTTTTCCTTTTCTCGTGATATATTTATTTGCATCAATTAATTTGAGATGCTTCATTATGAGAGTCAAGGTTCCACCACTTTTATACCCAGCTTGAGATTTTAAAACACCTTGTTCAAGCAACTTTCTATGATCTCTGGAGCCAAAATTCGAGTCGTCAAAAGCCTTTTTAATTTGTTCATCTAAAACATTTGTTTTTATACTCATAAATCACTCTCTGATTAAGCTTCCATTTAGTTCAATTCGATTTCTGTCTAAATCCCTAATTTCATCAATAACATCGCTTGCGTAGAAAACCTCCGCTTGAGAATAATTAGTTTTATATTCTCTATTTATAATTTCTTTTTTGTAAACTGCGGAATAATATTCGAATAGTAAGAAAGGATATGCGGACAACATCATAAGTGCTAAAATAAGCACCACAAGCCAAAGCGTTTGTAGTTCGTAGTGCATCCGAAACTTTTCTTGTAAAAATATGGAAAAAATTATTAGCGTGATTATTGATATTAAAATTAAAATCATAAATTTTACCCCTCTTATCTTTTTAAAAATGGCGCGCCTAGAGGGATTCGAACCCCCAGCCAATAGAGTAGAAATCTATTGCTTTATCCAATTAAGCTATAGGCGCATACTTACCAAAGTATATAAAACCCTGATATCTCGCAATCCAAAGCGATCGCGATCAGGGGCGGTTTATTAACCTGCTGAAATTTTAAATTAGTTAGCTGCTTACGGCAGCAAGTCGGATGGTTCTTATGCCACAAAGTTGAACCTTCTAAAACAATCTGAGGCAGTTTTTTCACCTGCATGAAGTTAAATAGTCTGGCTATTGGGTACAGGGAGCCTTGTCACTTCTAATTTCCGTAAAACCTGTCACTCACTTACTCTATGCGCTATAAATTATAGGTAACCCCCGAGCTTTTGTCGACACAATTAATTAATTAATTAGCACTAAAATCAACATAAAGATTATTCTTAAACATCCAGCGCTCAAGATATTTGTACTTATAATTTTTATTCAAGTAAGTTACCGTCCGTCGATAAGGGCAAACCATCAAACACTTTCCGTTTGTTAGCTTGACCCTTGCAAGCCACTTTGACCCGAATAATCTGTACTCGTAAGGTATTTCGTGCTGTTTCATTCTTCTCAATTCATCTTCTATTTTTTCATTTGTCGATATTTTTATATCACTCTTCATATTTTTCACCAAGAAAATTACAAATTGCAATATTTATGCAGTCGTCTCTTTTTTCTGATTTATGCATATAAGTTACATTTTTCATATTAATCTTTTTATTAACAGATGACATCCAAAATGCGGAATATGATTCGGTTTCTTCATACATTTCAACGCTGATCTCAGCTTTTTCAATTAACTGGCTTTTCTGTTTTTCATCTAAAAAAACATTATACATGTGGGACAGATTGTCTTTTATTACAAAAAGATGGTCTGAATTTTTTAATTGCGGCCTGTCCGGCAAAACCTGATACCCCATAAACTCAGCGGCCTTAATTATTGCTTTTTTATTTCTCATATTTACTTATAACCTGCTTGTCAATTAATTCAATTTTTTCAATCAGTTTATCGATGGTTTCGTTAACTATACCTATAGAATTTCTGTATGGCCCCTTTAAAGAAATCCTAGGATTTTCATACCTAAACTCATTCGCTAATTTTTCAGTTATTTCAGATTTAAGAAACTTAATCAAGCTAATCGATTTTTGTTTTTCTTCTTTTATTACATTAGAAATTAAAATGATAACTTCTTGTTTACTAATATTGTCTTTGTTTTCAATATGTTGATTCATCTGAGTAAAAGTCTGATGAGCAGTTAGTTGGCCATTGGCCACTTTGTATTCAATTTCATCAATTTTCATTATCGTATTTCTCTAATAGTTTGGATGCAGCAATAATCAGCTCTTGCGCAAGCTGATGTGACTCTGCTTTGTTAAGAATCTTACTAAAGCTTAACGTTTCTCCTGTCGAAATTATCACGTTTTAGCACTTAGCGCTTAATTTATTAACCTGAATTTTAAAGAAACTCATTATTTAACTCCAATTTTTCTGAAATACTCATCTGGTAGCATGAATTTTATATTTAAATAATCACAAACTTCCATGGCTGCATCAATGAATAGTATTAAATCCTCTAAACTTGCCTTGCTAAGCGATTTAGGGCGCTTCTCGTCAACTTCGTTTACCTTAACTACCTGATAATAGCCTAGCTTCAATTTTAGCCTGAACTTGAAGTCCTCCATGTCCTCACCAGTTTCCTTACAAATCATAGAAGCCAGTAAATGAAAATAAGAATTTTGCGGCAAGGTCTTTTTCATCTTTGCCTTTTCAAAAGTAACTTGAACTGGCTTTTTTATTTTTTTAAGCATATTTCGTATGCTTCTGCCTAAACACTTCATATTTTTATCTTTGTCGGCCGGGTTTATGTAATACAATTTTTTCAAGAGTAGCAAGCCCTAACTTCGCCAAAATCAATAATGTACACGTCTTTTCTTTGGTCTCCTTTTTTAGGCTGAGCACGCATGACAATCAAAGATTTTTCAGTTTTTTCCATTGAATTATATTCGTTATAATTTTTTGCCGCTTCTGCGAAGCCCTCGATTGTGTCACGAGTAAAAACCAAGTCATCAACGTCAACGTCAAGCCATTCATCAAGCTCTGAGAATTTTTCTGTTATTTCTGAATCGGTTAGTTCAATTAGGTTTCTCATAATCTTTGCCCTGTTTGTTGTTTTGTTTAACTTGTAATAATTATACGGCCGTAATGTTGTTACGTCAATAGGATAATTATTTCCTCTGACAAGCGGTAATAATTTAATTTTCCTGAGCCAAGCAATACCCAAGCGCAACAAGCACATCTAGCTTAGCTTTAGCTAATTTATAGTTTTGGTAATGTGTATCATTAACTTTTGAGCCATCTGGCCTGAAAATTCCGTAAACTTTTTTCTTGCTCGATGTGAATGTCCTTATTTGGTAAATTTTCTTAGTCATTAGTATCCCCATTTTTTATCAATTTCTCGTCTTGAAATCTCATGCCAAAGCATTAATTTATCATGCTTTGTTAGATTGCATTTTTTAAATCTATTAGGGAAAAAATCACATTCAGTATTTTTTTCGTTAACGCCAAACATTACAGTACATGAGGAACAGTGAACGCAATCAGCACATGTTTCGTTTTCTGGCAGCTTCATTTCATTACTCACTTTCTTTTCCTTTATTTAATTTTGCTCCTTTTCCAACAAGATACATGGCAAAATTAAAAGGTACATCTTGAGACCAAACCTCACTACCCTTAAGGTCTTCATCTTGATAATAATCATCATCAGTTATTTTTTGCCCATCTTTAAACATTTTTGCACTGAAATATACCTCCATGTTATTTCGTCTTTTTGCTGTTAAAGTTATTTCATCACATACACCAAGTTTAAATTTTTCTCCGATAACTGACGTGAAAAAACCACTGTCATCAGTAACATCGGCAGAGGTTAAGGATATAACAGAATCTATACTCATCCTTACATCTAAATGGCAAAAAACACATATATTTATTTGATGTTCAATCAGCATCATTGCTTTATGGTGGAGGACATACTCACCATTTTCCACCCTTTCCATCTGTGCATTAAAATGGTCATATCTATCAAGATCGCTGAGCATATTTAATTGACTATTTCTTTTGCGAAGCTTAAGTTCTAGTTGGTTAACAATTTTCCGCATTCTGTCAAGATCATCTTTTACAGTTTCGTATTCAACGAGCATAATATTTCTCTCAATTTATTTTAAAAATAGGTTGTCTAATGAGACCTTAAGGGACACCATGCATATCCACCTTAAGCTCTTCTGTTTATCTCTAATTATTAATTATCCATAATCAATTTATATATATAATTATCAGGAACCATCAAGCATCCTGCTAAATTGGTCATAAATCCCATTTATGTCCACTTACACTGTTTTTCCGCCGGTCTCAAAGCGGTTATATATAAATTATCCACTGCTTGTAAAAACTTGCTTTTTTGATTATCAGGCACAATAAAGCCTAAACTTTCAGTGAATCAGACTGATTAGTTAGATTTCTTGCAATGTTCAAACAGATTGGCTAAAATACTTATATTGGTTGCACAATGTGCGGTTGAATATGTAAATGCCTAAACTTTCTTACTGTTTGATCGGGCTGGTAACCTAACCAATGTTTATATAATATCTTGACATCCTAGGAACGTCAAGAGCAAAAAAGCCTCTTAATTGAGGCTTTTTTGTGCACGATGATCTATTTTACACCTATTAGACTTTTCAATTTTTCATATATAGCCTTAGTCTTAGGCAATTTCATGGCCCTAGACCGAATTCCAGCCTTGTCATCAGGATGAACCATCATAACCAGCCTAGATAGGCCGGCCTTTATTTTTTTGTCTTGTGAGCGCTTGTTTCGCTCGGTTTGAGAATCTGCCATTTTGTACCTCTTTTACTTTAATTTTAAATTTTGTGACGCTTAATTTTATAGCCATAACATAAACAGAATTGCTGTTTTTACCGTGCGAAACTTCAATAGCATGTAAAAATGGCTGCTGAGATACCTAAAAAAGACAAAATAATAAAACAGATATAACTGTTAATATTAAATAATAATCAAACCAACCACCGGTAACCGTCATATTGCAGCTCGGACATAAAAATAAGTCTGTTATAATGACAATCGAAAAAATCATTAAATTAACCCAAAATAACAGACTTATTAAAGTTTCAATATTCATATTAAAAATAAATTATTTAAAATAAAGATTATTTATGTCTGATTCAAATTTATCTAAGCCTGATGCTCCGCTAATTGCATTTGCGCAAGATAATGCATAGCGTTTTTCAGGCATTTCTACCACTTCTCCATCTTTTTGATAAACAACTGTGCTTGATTCTGTTTGTTTAACAAATAATTCAGTTTCTGAATCATCAATAATAATGTTGTTATTTGTGTTTATTTGTAAAGTCATAATATTTTCCTGTTTGTTGTTTTGTTTAACTTGTAATAATTATACGGCCGTAATGTTGTTACGTCAATAGTTTATTGGTCTTACAGACGAACGGTAGGAATAAATTATTAGTCTTTTTGTTTTTTGTGTTATATTGCCCAGCATAATGCCGGGTTAGCTTTAATCGGTAAAAGCGGTGCTTTGTAGCTGAAAAGATTTTTTAAAAATCCAGCGCTAAAGCTCATATGATCAGTTCGAATCTGGTCACCCGGTGCCAATTTTAATACGAGAAATATAATGGAATAGCTGATCAATTTGCTTTAGTCAAGGACATCAATAGGCCAGTAGCTCAAAGGTAGACCAAGGCACTAATAATGCCTTGGTTGCTGGTTCAAATCCGGCTTGGCCTACCAGTTTGAGAGTTTAGTGTAGCGTTATTACACTGGTCTTCAAGACCAGAGAAAGTCGGGTTCAATTCCCGCTGATCTCACCATTTTTATCCATAATCCTTTGGATTTTATTAGCTTGATGGACATTTTATTCTCCTGCTAATTTCTTAGCTTTTTTTAAAACTTTAATTAATTTATCAAAATCAGACCAATCGCAGGCCTTTATCTGGTTAATGTATATTCGGTTTTTATCCCAGTGCAGCATACTCTTTTTATTTTGATCAGAATAAGCAAATGAGTCATTTTTTCCGAAAACAAAGCCGCTGGCTAAAATCCGGTTTTTATCTTTCTTTTTTTCCTGAGAAGGGAACCACTCAAGCTTTATCTTTTTGTTGCTACCTTTTATTAATCGATGAATAAGCTTTGGCCCTGCATGAGCAGTTCCGTTGAAAACATTAGATAGACTCCCTCGTGAGGAGCCTATCTTTTTGGCAAACTCTGTTTTTTTATTGCTGGTGAGAGTGCACCAATACGCTTGTAATTTTGTCATGCATTTATTGTATATAATGAGAAAAATAAGTCAACTATTTTAGTGTTATACATTTACCTTAATTGTGTTGACATATTAAAATAGTAGGTCTATTATTCTTGACATGTTAAAAAAACAACGGACAAATACTATGCAAACAACTTACCCGCATTCGTTAAGCGAGCTGCCCAGAAGCTGCCTAACGGAGGAGCTTCCTAAGTCGAATCAGGAAAAAGTAAAAGAGTGGGCTGAAAAATTCCAAGCAAAAACCGGTATTGGTGTAAACATAAAGTGCTCATGCTACATGTGTGAGAAAGACATGTATATGAGCTACGCCAACAGCCGTAGGATAGACCATAAGCCTACTTGCTCAGATAGTTGTAGAGTTGACTCGAATGCTCTTAAAGTGTGGCTGCTGTGAGTATATACAGTGGTATATTTTACGGGACTATTGGCGAAGATTTGCCAGTCGAGGTTGAGTATGAGATAAGCGGAAAACATTACCCCGCAACTCTTAACTCGCCAGAAGAGTTCCCAGATGTAGAAATAAAATACGTAAAATCAAACGACAATAATATACTTGAATGTTTGAATAACAGTGCTCTCATCATTTTGATAGCTGAAATAGATCAAGAATTACAGGGGCGTGGATATGAGTGAGCAAGAAAAATCTGAAATTATTTGCGCTGCAAGAGACAATGATTTGCAGGTGATAACACAAAGCCAGCCGGACAGATTGCTAGAAATAGCAATAGAAAAAGGAGCCGATTTAGAGCAGCTAGACAAGCTGTTACAGCTAAAGGAGAGATTTGATAACGAGATTTCCAGAAAGTCTTTCACAGCGGCTCTCTCAGCATTCAAATCTGAGGATATATGCATCAAGAAGGATAAGACCGTGGTAATTGATAAAAATGATGGAGGACAGTATAGTTACAACCATGCCTCATTGGGTAATGTGGTAGCTTTATCTGTAAAGCTAATGTCAAAACATGGCCTGTCGCATCGTTGGGAAATAAAACAAGGTGATGCTAGGGTGAAAGTGACTTGCATACTAACTCACAAAGATGGTCACTCGGAGGAAACAACTTTAGAGGCTAGTCCTGATTCATCTGGTAGCAAAAACGGTATACAGCAAGTCTCATCCACAATAACTTATCTGCAAAGATACACTTTTTTATCGATAACAGGGCTTGCCGTAGAGGAAATGGATGATGATGGAACTGTTTTTCAAGATCAGAATAAAAAACAAGTAAAAAAACAAAAGCTGGAGGTAAATACAAGAAACTGGGAAAATGCTAAAAAAGCTTACATCAGAGACGGAAATCTTGATAGAGTAAAAATGTCTGTTGATGTTTCTCACGAGCTTGAGCTAGCGCTGATCTCGGAGTGTGAAAATGCAGTATCTTGATATTGAGCAAAATTCTGATGAATGGTTTAGCGCGAGATTGGGAAAGCTAACTGGTTCTTCCGTTTCTAAGATAATGGCTAAGCCTAGCGAGTACTTGGTATTTAAATATGGTGATGATGCTTATAAAATAGGAAATCTTAAGACAAAAAAAATACTAAAAAAAGAATATACCTGCCCTTTAGAAGCTAATAACGCGATGGTAAAAATGCAATCTAAAATATCATCAAAATTCTCTCAGCCAGCAATAGACTTGGCTATAAAGATAGCTTTGGAGAAAATTACGGGAAAGCTGAGTGAGAATGACAGTATTACCAGTCGTCACATGGATAGAGGCCATATTCAAGAGTGCGAAGTAATTAGAATTTATGAAAATCAGGAATTTGTCGAGGTGACAAACGGCGGTTTTTTTGACTGCGGGAGAACCGGTTTTTCGCCCGATGGTTTAGTTTATGATTGCGGGCTTATTGAGGTGAAATCTGTGATTTCATCAGTTCAATACAAAAACATTAAACGTACTGGGATAGACCCAGCTTATAAGTGGCAAATTTTAGATAATTTAATGCAGTCTAAGCGTGATTGGATAGACTCAATCAGTTACTGTGCCGATTACCCGGAAGGAAAAAAACTGCACATCGTTAGAGTAAAAAAAGAAGACTGCTTAGACGATTTTTATTTAATTAATGAGAGAAAAAACAAGTTTTTTATTTTAATAGAAGAAATAAAGATTAATATAATGAAAGGATAGAAAATGGGCGCAAAAATTGTAGAAAAAAATGAAATACGAATGATTGATTATGGGAATGACGATAAACAATTAACTGAAATTGCGCTTTTCGCTTTGGAGGAAAAATATCAAAAAGTTCCTGATGCCGGAACGAAAAAAGGATATTCTGAAATAAAGATCGGCTTAAAGGAAATGCGCGGAATTTTAAAAAAATTAGAAGAAAAGCGGAAGGAAAAAAAGAAATCAGTTTTAATTCAAGGAAGGCTTATTGATTCTGAGGCAAAGAAAATAGAGGAATTTATTCTTAAAGTTGAGTTGCCTTATAAAATAGAAAAAGAAAAAGAAGATATAAAAATAGAACATTTGGCTCAGGCCGCTGAGGAAGAAGAGGCTAATCGTGTTTTAGCTCTTGAGAGCAAGCTAAAAGCTATCGTCGATTTTAAGGAGGGGCTTTTAGGCAAAGACCTCGATTATTTGAAAGATAGGCTACATCAAGCTAATAATATTGTCGTGAATAACATTGAATTCGAGCATTTGATTGATGATGCAAGAAAAGAAATTGAAATTTCATTAGAAACTTTGCATCTAGCAATCTCAGAGCGGCAGGAGTTTGAAGATCAGCAAGAAATACAGAAAAAAGCCCAAAAAGAAATGGATGAAAGGCAGGCTGAGCTTGATAAAAAACAGGCTATAATTGACAAAAAAGAGGCTGAGGAAAAGCAAAAAATAAGGGATTTGCAGATAGAAAAGGAAGCTCAGGATAGAGCAAAAAAAGCTTCGGAAATGGAAGCTATCAGAGTTAAGCAAGAAACTGATGATAGGGAGGCACAGCTAAAGGAGGAGGCTGAACAGGCAAAGCGTGATTTAATTGAGGCTGAGGCGCGTATAAAGCGCGAGGCAGAGCAGGAAAAACAGCGCTTAATCGACGAGGCTGAGGCCCGGGAGAGAAATAAAAAACATAAGGTCAGAATAAATAACAAAGCTGTAGAATGCTTGGTCAAAAATGGCCTAAGCGAAACAGTAGCAAAAAAAGCTGTGACAATCATTGCAAAAAAACTAGTTGATAACGTAACAATCAGCTACTAACCGAGTAACCGTCCAAGACGGACACTATTCCGCTGCCCAAGGACGGTGGCGGCTTTTTAACTTAAAATGTGAGATTATAATGAAAGAAAATATATTATTAACTGTAGGGTTATTTATTATTTCGTCCTATTTTGTAAATGCGTATAAATTGGTAAATTGTGATTTTGAGTCACCGTATAGGTGCGAGGCCATTCATGGCATTGGTCTTTTTCCAGTTTTTTCCCTAGTAACTGTATTTTTTGAGAGCGACGATGAGTGATAATTATATAGTTATTCATGCTGGTTCTATCTCAACCTTTCAGGCTGAGGTAAATTCAAAAATAAAAGATGGTTACAGTGTTTCCGGTGGAGTTTTCGTTATTCGCTTAATGGACTCATATAACTGTGATTATTTTCAGGCTATGATAAAAAAAGCCTGAATTTCCTGATATTTCATATATCAAGGTGGGATTTAAGTCGGTGCAAGATGATTAAAATTAAAAAAATAACTAAACTCAAAGTTAATTCTGTTCAATTTAAGGTTATTTGGGATAAATCTAAACGAGGAGCTAGCTTCGATTACGGTAAAAAAACGATAGAGATAGGCTGCAACAAGCTTGATGATTCTGAAATATTTGAGCTAATTTGCCATGAGATAATGGAGGTTGTGGCGTGCGAACTTTATGTTAGATTTAATAGGTTGGATGTGGCCGATGACTATATATTTGTTTATGATCACAGGCAGCACACTACCATTATGGCCATGTTTTCGGGGCTGGTTAGCCAATTTATAGCCTAATGTGCTATACTACCCATAACTAGGCCTGTGGCCGTTATTACCTTGTGGGGCATGTATGGCAGCCGGAGCGCCGACAAAATATAAACAAGAGTTTGCTGAACAAGCTCAGAAATTGTGCGAATTGGGAGCAACTGATATGCAGCTCGCCGATTTTTTTAAAGTGGTAATATCCACTATATATCTTTGGAAGATAACACATCAAGAATTTTCAGACGCCCTAAAACTTGGCAAAGAAAAGCCTAATAATAACGTTGTGAGGTCGCTTTATAACAGAGCAATGGGTTATTCGCATGAAGATGTGGATATAAGGGTAATAGATAACCAAATTATTAAAACGCCAATAATAAAGCATTACCCTCCTGATTCAACATCAATAATATTTTTCTTAAAAAATAGGCTGCCAGAAGAATTTAGGCAAAATCCTAACGCTGAAACAGGTGATAATGACCTAGCGGAGGCGCTTCTACTACTGGCTAAGCAGCTACCAAAGTGAATCCTAAGCTTAAGCGCGAAGTTGAGCGATGGTACCCGCTCAAGCCTCACAAAGTTCAACTAGAGTTAGTCGATGCTATAAAAAATGGTGTTAGATTTCCTCTAGTTCCCGCTGGCCGCCGGTCTGGAAAGACTGAGCGATTTAAGCGATTTCTCTCAAAGGAGGCCATTGAAAATCAAAACGAAATATACTTTGCCGGGGCACCAACATATGCGCAAGCTAAAAAGATATTCTGGAACGACCTAAAGTTATTAACTTTCAGCTCGACTCACATTAAAAAACCATCCGAATCTGAACTAATTATATTTATCCCAAACGGGACGCAAATCCATGTGCTTGGGCTTGATAAGCCCGAGAGAATAGAAGGTGTTAACTGGACTGGCGGTGGAATTGATGAAATTGCCGATATAAAATCAAAAGCTGTAAATGAAAACATTCTGCCGGCCCTAGACACAGAAGACCCAACAAGGCCGGGTAAATTGGCATGGTGCTGGTTTTTGGGGGTGCCTGACGGATTGAACCATTATTATGATATGTGTTGCAAAGCTGACTCCGGCGTCTCCCCGGATAGCAAAGTTTTCCACTGGAAATCTTCGGAAATTCTATCGAAGGAAGTCATCGATGCTGCTAAAGCTAGGTTGAGTACACGTCAATATTTGCAAGAATACGAGGCTAGCTTTGAGACTGCCTCGGGCAGGATTTACGAGGATTATTCAAAGGGCAACCATACTGATAGGAAAATACAGCCGCATGAGCGGCTAATTTGGATGCATGACCAGAATTACACACCTCTGAGCAGCGCTATAGGCTTGATAGAAGGTGATAATATTTACCTTCTTGATGAGATAGTGCTCACATCAGCAATCAGCAAGCAATCAGCAATGGAATTTGTTAATCGCTATGAAGATCATGAAAACAAAAATGTAATCATATACGGTGACCCAGCCGGTAGTGCCGGTGAAAAACATGCTCATGCGTCTGATTATACGGACATTGAGGACGTGCTTAGAAGTAATGGCTGGGAATTTACTAGAAAGGTCAAGAAAAAGCATCCAGCTATAAAAGATCGTCAAAATTCAGTTAGAGCAAAAATAAAGACGGCAGACGGAAATATCAGTCTGTTCGTTAATCCGGTTTTAGCTAGCTGGTGCGACAAGGGTCTATCAACCGTAGAATTACAAGAAGGCTCCACCTTCCAAGAAGACCAAAAAAACCAATATCAGCACATTACCACGGCTATTGGCTATATGGTAGACTACGAATTTCCAAGTCAAGAAATTAAAGTTAAGCTTAACGTTAAATTTGCGAGATAATCATGGCCGTAAGCACATTACATTCAAAGTATTCTGAAAACATAGCTAAAATTCGCACGGTCAGAGACTGTGTTGAAGGGTCAAGAAAGATAAAGCAAGGCAAAGAGCTGTACCTTCCAAAGCCTAACCCTGATGATGTTTCGGAAGAAAATAGAAATCGATATATCGACTATATTACTCGAGCAAATTTTATAAATTTCACTGGCCATACCCTAGAGGGGTTGCTTGGTATGGTTTTCAGAAAAGACCCAGAAATTAAGCTGCCATCATCTATCGAATATTTAATTGATAATGCGGATGGAAACGGACTAAGTCTTAAGCAGGTTGGCCAGTCGGTAGTTAGCGAGATTGCACAGGCTGGCAGACACGGTCTTCTGACTGATTACCCGCAAGCTGAAAGCGGCTTAACGAAATCAGAAGTAACAAATCTTGGTTTGTTGGCCACTATAAAATCATACAAGGCTGAGTCAATAATAAATTGGAGGACAATAACCAGAGGCTCTACAACTATGCTGTCTCTGGTTGTGCTGCTTGAGCCAACGGAAGTTATCAAGGATAGTGACAATGAAGTTTCCTTCGATATAGATGTAGTTGACTACTATCGTGTGCTGTACATTGACAAAGGAGTTTACAAACAAAGGCTTTATGATAACAATGAAAAACTTATTCAAGATGAAATAATCCCAAATAATGAAAGAGGCGAGCCTTGGAATTTAATTCCCTTCGTTTTTGTTGGCTCAGAAGAAAATGATGTAAATATAGATAAAATTCCAATTTACGACATAGCAGAAATAAATATATCACACTACCGAAACAGCGCTGACTTTGAAGAAAGTTCATATCAAATAGGACAGCCAACGCCCGTATTGTCAGGTCTAAATCAAAACTGGGTTGACGAAAATATGAAAGGCGGCGTAATGCTTGGCTCAAGATCGGCAATTCTGTTGCCAGAGGGCGGTGGCTCGTCTTTATTGCAAGCAAATCCTAATCAAATGCCGGAGCGAGGGATGGAAATGAAAGAGGCCCAAATGGTGATGATTGGTGCCCGCATAATTCAAGACATGGGCGGAAATGAGACGGTTGATGCTGCCAGTATGCGAAATGCCGGGCAAAACTCAAAGTTATCACTGATAGTCACAAATACAAGAAACGCGCTGATGCAATGCTTGGCATGGGCAACCGAATATATGGGCGGAGACCCTGAACAAATCGAGCTAGAGTTTAATAAGCAGTTTTATGATAAATCTATTGACCCGCAAGCCGTTATTGCTGACATCCAGCTATTAGACAGGGGTGTTATTGCTAAGAAAGATTTGCGTCGAAACTTGAGAAAGGCTGACAGAATAGCCGATGATAGAACAGACGAGGATATTGATTCGGAGGCACAGGCTTCTAGCCCTATAGAATAATGTCCGCTAGAGATCACCTAATTGACATTGCAACAAGGCATCAGGTGCTTGTTCAGCGCTACTCTTCTGGCCAAGCCAATGAGGCTAAAAAGCTAATAAAAAGGCTTCGCAGAGAGATTGTTGCTAGGTTATCTGATGAGCCTACGAAATTTCAAATAAATAGGTTAAACCCATTGCTCATATCATTAAATGAGCTTTACGATAGCGTATTTTCAGACTTGTCCACAAGCATTAATTCTGCTTCATTTGATTTCTCATTAAGCGAAATGAGATTTTCAGAATCCATGATTAATTCTACCGTTGTTGATTCGGTGATTGTTTCGTTGCCAAGTACTCAGCAGCTACAATCTGCATTGATTAGCAGCAAAATGAATGTCAGGCTTTCAAATTCAAGCGTGACAATAAATCAGGCAATTCAGTCGTTTGCTAACAAGAAGTCGCTAGAAATAACAAGAACTGTAAATGATTCAATTTTATTGGGTGACACTACTCCTCAAATATCTAAAAAAGTATCTGAGCTAATGAATGTTAAGCACACTAGAGAGGTTGAGTCACTTGTTAGCACGGTGGTTAACCATTCGTCTAATGTCGCTCGAAATTTAGTCTACGATGAGAATCAAGATATATTAGATGGGTATGAATGGGTAAGCACTCTTGATTCAAAGACCACGCTTGTGTGTTCTGGACGTGACGGCAAAACTTACAACATTAATGCAGGGCCGTTTCCGCCTGCACACTTCAAGTGTAGATCAACCACAATTCCCGTTGTAAACTCAAATTTTACAGTAGTTAAGTTGGCTGGTATGCGGCCGCAATCTGGTGACACTAGCGGGAGAACTAGTGGCAAAACAACTTATGGGCAATGGCTCAAAAAACAGTCTAAAAAGTTTCAGCAAGAAGCTTTAGGCCCGGAGCGAGCAAAGCTATTTAGGTCTGGAAAATTAAAGATAGACCAGTTTACAGATGAGCTTAGCGGTGACACGTTAACGTTAGATGCTCTCGAATCAAAATACCCTTTGGCATTTGAATTAAATTAGCATAATTTTCCTTATTTCTATTGGCGTTTAAGTATCTTTTCTGCCTTCTTTTGTCTATTTTTGGGCTATTTATCATGAAAATATTAGCGGGAGTTTCCTGTATTGTTTTCAATGCCTCGCTAATAGGTCTGGATTTTCCGTAAAAATACCTAAGATATGACTCAAATCCAGCATCAATAAAAGAATCTCCAACTTTAATTTTCTCACTCTCAATTTGAATAAGCATAGCCATATACTTTGATTTCTTTCTTAATTCTTGTTTTTTCATAAAATTCCTAGAGAAAATAAATTGATCGAAGTTAATTATATCAACTTATTTTGAAGTGTTAAGTTGATATCCTGTGTAAATCCTGTGCATAAGTTGTGCATATGTGGATAACTTATGCTATATTCTGTTTATATCCTGTGGATAACTATAGGCTAGTGGCCAAAGAGAAGAAAATATGAAGTTTAGAAATCAATTCCTAAAGTACCAAATTAACCAAAATGATGATGGTGGTGAACAAGGTGGAGGAGGTGGCGGTGAGGACTTGTCGGGTCAGGTAGAAGACCTTAAGAGCCAGCTTAATAAGCTTCAATCGAAAAATAACGAATTATTGGATGAGACAAAAAAAGCTAAGAATGAGCGTAAAGCAGCTCAAGAAGATGCTAAGAACAAGGCTGAGGCCGCATTAAAAGAAGCCGGCGATTACAAGGCTCTTTATGGCTCAGCAGAGGAAAAATATAATGATCTTAATGATCGATTTGAAAAGTTAAACATTAGCAATGCTAATGAAAAAATAAGCAAGGCAGCTTTGCTCATGGCAAATGAGCTTGCGAATGGATTTAACGCAGAATTATTGAGTGAGCAAATTAGCAAGAGGATGAGATTCCAAGATGGGGGGATCAAAGTCACTAATGAAAATGGTGATTTGACAGTCTCATCTTTGGATGATTTAAAGCAAGATATAAAATCAAATGAGAGGTTTTCCGGTTTATTGGCAGGAAATCAATCTAGCGGAGGCGGTGCTTCCGGCGACAAAGGTAAGAGCGGCGGTGCTGCGCAAGATAAAACACATGACGAGGTGCTGGCTATGCAGCCGCACGAACGAGCGCTTTATTTTAAGAAAAAGCGCGAAAAAAATTAAAGGTGAATTAAAATGTCAGAAGACAATTTAGCAGCAATAATGTCAAATGTTTACGAGGCTATGGATATCATTAGTCGTGAGCCAATCGGTATGGTTGGTTCTGTTACCGTTTCCGCAAGCAGTCAGCGCGTAGCGCTAAATCAAAATATTGCGGTGGATATTGAGCCGGAAATTGTCGGTGTCTCCGTCGTTCCTGCTATGACGCCTCCTGAACCAGCAGACTTAACGCCAGAAGTTGAAAATATTGTAATTACAAAGGCGGAAGCTTTTCCATTTAAAATAACTGGTGATAGCCAGAAAATATATGACACTAGCTCCGGCTGGATAAGCGCCCGAACAAATAGAATTTTGCAGGCCATGAGAACGGCTTCTAATGCAGTTGAAGCTGATTTAGCTGCACTTCATACTCAATTTGGTCGGGCTTACGGTACACCCGGCACAACTCCATTTTCATCTACAACCGCAGATTCAGCTCAGTTGGGAAAAATACTAACCGATAATGGCGCCCCGGCAAATGAGCGTAAGCTTGTTATAGATACAACTGCCGGAGTGAATTTGCGTTCACTGGCATCGCTAACTAAGGCAAATGAAGCGGGTACCACCGACACGCTAAGGCTTGGAAGCCTGTTAGACCTTAACGGTTTTAGAATTTCTGAATCTGGAAAAATAAATACATCGGTAGCAGGTACTGGTGCATCTTACCAAACTACTGCCGCTTTTGCGGTTGGTGATACAAGTATAACGCTTGACACTGGCACGGGCACCATTCTGGCTGGCGATTGCATCCAATTCGCAGGCGATAGCAATATTTATGTTGTCCATACTGCGCTAACTGCTGGCACTGTGATAATCGCTAAAAACGGGCTTAGAGAATCGTTATCTGATAATACAGCCGTTACTGTTATTGCAGCAGCCGCCAGAAATATGGCTTTCAATCGGTCTGCCATCGTTTTGGCTGCTCGGCCTATTTCTATGCCTGATGACGGTGATGCAGCAACCGAAGTTGAGATGATTGTTGACCCGGTTTCGGGCTTGCCTTTTGAGATAGCGCACTACAAAGGCTATCGAATGAACAGGTGGGAGCTTAACCTTGCTTGGGGAGCAAAGGTCATTAAGCGAGAGCACACAGCTTTGTTGTTAGGTTAAATTTAGAGGGCTGAAACGCCCTCTTTTTTCTAAATTGGAGTTAAAAAATGTCACACGGTAAAGTTAAAACTGTCAGTATAAAATCTGATTCTAAGTCTGGTTACACGGTAATTAACGAGTCTGAATTTGATGAAAAAAAGCACAAGATTTTTATTGTTAAAACTGTTAAAACTGTTAAAACTGTAAAAAAAGACGACAAGCCTGAATAATGGCTGTAATTGTCACAGAAAATGGGAGCGGCCTTGCTTCTGCAAACAGCTATGTTTCTGAGGCCGATTGCACGTTTTATGCAACAGATAGAGGTGCGTCTATATCTGGTGTTGTGGCTGACTTATTGATTAAGGCAATGGATTATATCGAGTCAAATAATTTTATAGGCAGGAAAAAAACAATGTCACAAGCGTTGCAGTGGCCTAGATATGATGTTGTTATTGATGGTTTTTACCCTGAAAGCACAGAGATACCTCTGTTACTCAAAGACGCATTGTGTGAGGTTGTCATAGGCATTGATGGCGGCACAAATCCGCTCGCGAACGTTCCACGTGAAACGGTTAAAGAAAAGGTCGATGTCATTGAGGTAGAGTATTCTGCATCAGCTAGGCCTCAAACTTATTTGCTGGCAGCGGAAACAAAATTGAAAAAGATAACTAAATCTAATCAAAGTAGAGCGATTCGTGGTTGATTTTTCTGCCTTAGCCGATACAGCTCAAAGGCTGTTATCTAGCAATGGGCAAACTTTGATTTTTACTAGGCAAATTGTTGCCAGTTCTGACCCAGTCACTGGAATAAATTCTTATGCGTTATCAAATTATTCTGGAAAAGGTGCCGGTTTTGATTATATTAATTCAGAGATTGACGGAGAAGTTATTAAAAAAGGCGACGTTAGAATTGTCTTAGAATCTGTTGATACAAAGCCATTACAAAACGATAAGGTCACATACAATGGTTCTGTATATCGAGTCATGAATATTGAAGAGGTCTCTCCCTCCGGGGTTGTCGTAATATATAAATTACAGGTAAGAAAATGAGCTTATCATCAGATTTAGCTGCATTTTCTAAAAAAACCGAAGCAGCCGGAGAGAAAGTTTTTAGAGGGTCGGCTTTAGAAATTTTATCAACAGGTATAAAGAGGACTCCTGTTTTGTCAGGTCGGTTGCGAGGCAACTGGTTTACAAAAATTAATAAAATAGATGGCTCATCATCCGATGGGAGGAGTGCAAATAAATCCATATCAAATGCTGTCATAGAGACAGGAAAGGCTAAGTTAACAGATGTCATCTACATGGTTAATAATTTGCCTTATGCGGCTGAGATTGAAAGAGGCAGTAGCAAGCAA